GAGAGAACCAAGAAATACAAACAAGGGGGAACACCTCTACCAATGGCAGTAAAAATGTTTCCAACACCTTCGGCAAGTTGTCAGATGGATGTAGTAGCACCACCAGAAACAGTAAAACAAAATTCAAAAGGGTGGAGTGTAACCAGAGTTGGAACTGGAACGAAATTTGGAGCAAAACTGAACGATGTAATGAACAAGATAGAAAAAATGTATCCGACTCCAATGGCAAGAACAGTTCTGAAGAACAACAAACTTGGTGGCAAACTCAATCCAAACTTTGTGGAGTTCCTAATGGGGTATCCTATGGATTGGACAAAAATAGAGCCAACAGAATAAAATCTTTAGGAAATAGTATAGTGCCACAAATTGCAAGAGAACTTGGTTTAGCAATAATGGAAGCAGAGAATGAATAAAACAAACATTTATGGAGATTATAAGGTCTGTATTAAATGTGGAGATCCATCAGATGTTATAGAAGGAACTAAAAATTATTGCGTTGAGTGTTGGTATAAACATGTTAATGGTAAGAGCTTTAAAGAAGTGGATAAACAAATAAAAGAAGAAGAAAGATTTATAAAAAAGAAATGAGAAACTTATTTGAAACTATAATTGATGTAGGTAGTGGGTTAATCTTATCTACATTTATTCAATTATTTATATTCCCATTTTTTGATTTACACCCAACAATATTAGAAAGTTTTCATATTGCAGTTATATTTACAGCTATATCTATGATTAGATCTTGGTGTTGGAGAACTGTTTTTTCAAGGAATAGAAAATGAAATACTTAATAATATTTATATTGCTCTCAAGCTGCTCATTTAGTGATTACGATTTTAACCCCTCAACAACCATATTAAAACAATTAATAAAAGGAGCTAAGAATGATTAAAGTTAAGCTAGAAGCCAACGAAGTTGAACTAGCCTTAAATATTGCCTCTAAAAGGTACATAGGCAACCTTAGAATGGGTAAAACCTTTTCTTATGGTTACACCAAAGGAATTAAATCACAACTAACTGATGGCATCTTAGGAGCTTTAGGAGAGGTGGCTTATGCAAAAGGTACTAATAGCTTTTATAATGGTTCTTATAGTGATGATAAACAATTCTATTCAGACTCAGACTTTCAAAATAATATAGAGATAAGAAGCCAAGAAAAGAAATCATATAATTTTTTACTGATAAGACCTGGAGAAAAGAAAGGTAAATATATATTAATTATTAAAGATAATAATGAAGATTTTAATTTTAGTATTATGGGTTCATTTATTTATAATGATGATCTACCACCTGAAAAGCTATCTAATTTTGGTTACGAACAACGACCTGCTGCTTATAAAATTGAAATAAAAGAACTAACTAATATGGAGGAAAATGTCAGACAAGATAAATTTTAAACTATTTAAACCATTTGGCTCAACAGTTGCTAAAGCGATTATGCCATTAGGATTAATGAAAGACTTTCAAGATGATTTAAAACAAATAAGACAAAATAAAGACAAACAAAAGAACCATGATTGGTCTAAAAAATTGGTCGGTCATGTAGATTCAGAGTATCTAATATCACCAGAGATTATGCTTAAATGGAAACAAAAGTTTTTTGATCCAATTATTAATACTTATGTCAAAAATCATATAGAGCAAAAGATTAAATCTATTTTAATTAATTCAGCTTGGTATGTAGTTAGTAAACCTGGCGATTTTCAACCTACTCATACTCATACTGAATATGTTCATGGTAATTATCATTTAAGCTGCGTTGGTTATTTACAAATACCTAAAATGATTCCAACAATTAATGCTAAAGAACATAACGATTTCTCAGGTCAAACAGAGTTTATAGAAGGATCGGAAAATATGTTTAATAATAATTCTTATAGAGTTATGCCAGAGGTTAGGGATTGGATATTATTTCCTAACTCACTAGCTCATGTAGTTTATCCATATAATACAGATGATGAAGATAAGGAAAGAATATCATTTAGTTTTAACTCAACCATCATATTTGATAATGATAAACTCTCAAATTGAATTTAATTTGTATAATTTATTGACTATTTTTGTATTAATTAATAAAAGGAATCTATGAAAACAATTGGGAAAGAGTGGACTAAAAAAGAAGAAGGCGGAACATTTACAGCAGATCATCTATCACCAAGTCAATTAAATAAGAGTTTAGATATGTGGTTTAATGATTATGTAGTTCTAACAGCAGAACAAAGAAAATCTTTATTTGGTAATCTTAACATGGACATAGGAGCTATAGTAGGTCAGGCAGTACAAGATTTAATTGTTCATAAATTAACATTTGAAGAAGTAATGAAAGGGAAAAAATGACAGATCAAGTAATGATGGAACTTGCAAAAATGCAAACTAAAATTAGAGCTTATGAGAACAATGAAAAGAAAAACATTGAGCAACTCCATTTAAGAGATGATGAAATATTAGAGCTTAAAAAGAAAATAGATTTATTAGAGCTTAAAGAAAATATGATTGCTAAGAATAAGAGTTATATAGAAGCTAAAGCTCAGAAAGATGTTGACCAAGTAAAAGAAAACCAAAAACTAAAGGAAGGAAACAATGACAACCAAGAAAACAGAAACGACAGAAGAAAAAAGTAAGGGTGGATTTAAGGAAAGAAGGAAAGAGTGTTTAACAAGTGTTAATAAAATTCCAACTGTTGATATTAAAGGTAAGAAATATTCTACAGTTAATGAAAGACACAGACATCTTTTACAATATTTCCCTGAAGCTAGATTTAATGAAGAAATATTATTCCATGATGCTGAGAGAGTTGTGGTTAAGACCGAACTATATATTTCTGATACTATTTATGCTGTGGGTCATGCAGAAGAACATAGAAATGCTAACTTTATAAATAAAACAAGTGCTATGGAGAATTGCTCAAGTTCAGCTCTTGGAAGATGTATAGCAGCATTTGGTTTATCAGGTTCAGAATATGCTAGTGCAGAAGAATTAGTAAATGCCTTAAATAATCAAAAGGGATCTACTCAACAAGTTTCAATCAAAGATACAATTAAAAAGCAAACAACAGAAACCAAGTTGACCGCTTTGTATTCCGATTGGGAAAAGCAAAATGATTCAATTAAAAAAGATTTTGAATCACAACAACAATCAATAAAAAAAAATGGAGGACAAAATGTCAGACAATGGTAGTGGTAAGCAAAAGGATTGGGTTTTATTTCCCTATGATGCCAACAACGAAAAAGCCATCAAAATTGATTTCTCAGGAAATGTAAATTTAGATAGCGGTAATAAAGGAACTATCTTAGGTGTTAAAGGTAGCAGTAAAGATGGTAACACTAAGTTTGTTAAAGTGTTTGCTCAAGTAGGAGTTCTATTCAAAGGTGATGATAAATTTACTGGAGATATGAATTATCCTGAAGCTGGTGGTGCAAAAGGTTTAATAGGTTGGATCAACGAATCAGGTAATATTTTATCTGGTTACAAGAATGAGCCTAGACCTAAACAACCTAAAGTAGTAGAAACTAGAGCAAAAACTAGTGAGGAAATTCCATTTTAATTAGTGAAATTTATCTTTCTGTTTATGTTTTTTGTAGATGGAACTATTGAGAAGATCACAGTTCCTTTTGATAGTTCCTCTGCAACTTGCCAAACAAGAATAGAAAAAGTTACAACAAAAGATTACTTACCAATAGGAACAAGATACAAAAATAAACAAGTAGCAGCTTATTGGTGCAAAGATAAAGAAGGGAATTATGTCAGATAATATAAAGTTTATAAATAATTTAGAAAAGTTACTACATGAAAAAGAAGGAGATTATGGACATTTTGACCATACAGCTTTTGTCATGGGTGGAATGATGGAGAAATATTTATCAGTTCATAATAATAAACCAGTTAAAGTACCTTTAAAGTTCTTTGGTTTATTTATGATTTTTTTAAAATGTTGGAGAATTATGCAATCAAAAGATTACAAAAAAGATAGCTTTGACGACATCAATGGCTACACAGAGTTGTTAAGGAGGTTAGTAATAAATGAAAACAAAACAAAGAGGACTTAGACCAATGACACCAAAAATGCTCAAGCTATTGCAATATATAAAAATATATAGTACAAAACATGGATATATGCCTACATTTTTAGAAATGGCTGATGAGATGGGTTACAAGAGTAAAAATTCAGTTAGTGTACTAATTGATAAACTAGAAGAACGACAAGAACTAAAAAGAGATTATGCTGGTTACAGCAGAAATGTAATATTGAATGGTTAAAGTTTTAAAGCAATCTAGTTTAGAATTATCAGCTGACGTTGAAGAATTTTTTGATGGTGAAACAATTGAAGAAGCAACTAAGAAAGCACACTATCAAATAATGCCTGGTGAACTTGCAAAAATAAATATCACCGACAACAAGTTCATAAAGGCAACCATAAAAGTAGTTGGTGAGGAGCATGACAATGAGTCTAAACAGTACGATAAGATTGTACCAGAAGCTGAACAACATTCATAAAAAGATTATGAAATCAGTTGATAGCAGCATGTGTGTGCATACTTATAATGACTATTTGGAGTATAAGCAATTGGTGAGAAGAATTGTTGCCAATCAAAACTCTGATGCTGTTGTTAAATATAAAGAATTAAAAATATAATTCTTAATATATTAAAAGTTGTAAAAAACTTATAGGCTACTTGTCGCTAAAATAAAAAGAAAAGGAAAGAAAGAAAATGAAACTATCACATAAAGCTAAGAAGAACTTTGAGGAAGATAATCAATTCTATATTGATTTAGGTAAAAAAATAAGAGCAGCTAGAAAAACTAAAGTTAATGAATTTACTGGTAAAGAAACTATTGTAACTCAAACTAGAGTTGCAGAGGTTCTTAAATCTACCTTTCAACAAGTAGGTAAATATGAAAAGGGAGAGAACCGAATACCATTAATTAACCTTATAAAAATTAGTAGGTTTCTAAAAAAACCATTAAGTTATTTTGTAGAGGATTACCAAGAATCAGATTTAATAGCTGATGATTTTAATAATGCTTTTAAAATTGAATTAGAAAAACTACAGGAGAGTAAATAATGTTTGTTCCTGTAAAAGATAAGCTAGATAAATTAGTAGCACTTACACCTGATGACCAAGAAAAGTTAAGTCATTATAAAAGTATAGTACCAGCTATGATTGCTAACTGTCATAAGGCTCATCAAACAATACCAGGTTATGAATCTTGTAAGCCAGAGATAGAAGCCTTTAAATGGTTTGATGGTATCAATATTCCTGTTCATGGTTACATAGATTTAAAAGGGGATAAAGTTATTATTGAAGATAAATGTAAGATGCCAAGAAGGGGTATTGTTAAGAAAGATGGAACTAGGTCTTGGTTTTCTGGTAAGCTACCTGATAGACCTTCACCCTATAATTTATTACAAGTTGATTTCTATTGGTCAGTATTTGAAGTGCCAGTTTATCTTTGTTATGTAAATGAGAAAGAATTTAGAGTCTATCATGCAGGTAATTGTGATGAACTAAAGCCTGAGAATATTAAAAAAAGAATACCTAGAATAATTCAAAGAGCCAAAGTTAGGCAAAACTTAATGAAGATTAGTAATGATCCTCATGTTCTTAAAGATTACATTCAACCAGACTTTACACATATGTTTTGGAACAATGATGCTAATGAAGATTACTTAAAGAATGCTAAGAAATTTTGGGGATATTAATTACCAATCAAACTTTGTTTTAGGTTTAAGATCATCTTCTTTCATACATTTATAATGAGCTTTAGTGTGATTAGCAAAAGCTACAAAAGAATCAGTAGAGATCATATCTGCTTTACAATATCTACACTTACCCACATCTGCTATTTTTTCTTTTCTTACCCAAGTTTTAGACATACGAATTTTGTTACCCCACCTTCATACCCAGTTGACTAGCAACTACACCTTAAACAACAATTTAACTTGTCTTGTATGCTTTAGAACTTATTGTAGATTTAGCTTTTGATCTACTTATCTTTTTCTTTTTTCTCTTATTAACATTATACCACAAACCCTTTTTGACAATCTTGCCATCTTTTCTTTTATGATAACCTTCTTTCATTAGTATTTCTTTTTCTTGTTTTTTTTCTTAGCTTTTTTTTTAGTCTTTTTCTTTTTCATATACATGGTTATCTCCTATTATGTTTGTTTTTATTTCTTCCCATATACCAATTACCAGGTTCATAGTTCCATCTTTTACCATGATGACCTCTTAAATCGGCATATAGCATTCTAGCTTTCACTATGAATTTT